ACACAAAGACCGCCCAGATCTTAAGGAAATCCTTCTAAAACCAACACTCCCTAGCCACCCACAGACACATCAACTGCGTTCCAACCGTGTTTCAAAGTTAACCCCACATAATGGTGCTCTCTTCATCAAGGCCCCTGGAGTCGCAGAACTGATCAGACACCCAAGAAATGCTGTCCTCAGGTATTTGCAGGAATATGAGGAATGGCCGTACCTGCTCTCGTATGGCTGCCATGCATCTCTTCTCGGTAAGAAGCCCTCTACAGCCTTCCTTACCCATGATCGCACACATTGTGATGGCAGCTTGGTCCATCAGGGTTAGATGATAGTACTTACTGGAATAGCTCACAGCCACCACTCCTTCTCCAAACTCTTCCACCTCAGCAGACCACAAGATAGGTGCCCCATCAAAGATGGATTCAATGTCAAGCGACCCCTCTGAGAGCTCCACAGCTATGACATCTGAAAAGTCAATGTCCTCCTCCAGGATGTCGACGAGCTCTTGAGTTGTTAAAGGAACTACATTCTTCTCCACCATCTCTGTGAGCTTTGACCTCATCAGCCCTTGCTTTCTAAGAGAACCTTCAAGACAGTCCCTGAAAATGTTCCCCATAGCTCTATTGTCAATGCCTTGGGTCTTCCTATCATTTGCCAGGAGAACTGAGGCATGTGACCAGGCCCAATTGTCAAGAGTTTTTAAGCAGATCCAGCTGCAGGATGGTTCCTTCTTCCCAAAGGAGAAGAGGTCTCGATTACTCCAGAGGTATGCTGCAGCTGACTCTGATATATCAGTGTCTCTTGGCCTGTAGCTCAGAATGTTCATGACCCTTCCTTCTTGTATTGTGACAGAGAGGTTGAGGATGTCGCCCCTCACTCTCATCTTGACCTCATCCGGATTTTGAAGTTCCCTAATCCTGAAGCCCCTTTCCATGATCCTGACTGGACACCCGTCAGTCCTTGATGCTGGCTTGATCTTGAATCCACTCAGCCTAACCATGCAATGACCTCTATATGCAGATGCCACCCTGTTGTTGATCCCAAGGTCATCACATAACCTTCGGATGGATTCAATGACATCATAAAGCCTGGCATCACTACTGAGCCTGATCTCCTCAAGCCAGTTACTAGTCCCATCTCCATCTATCAGAATTTGAACATGGGTGTCCTCCATCACCCCAGTCCACACACCTTTTCCCTTATAGCCAACACCACCTCCTGGCCTAATGAATGTCTTCTGGGGCTTGCTAAAGCCTCCTAGAGTTCCTGACTGTGCCCTCTCAATCTGGTCTAGAATGGACCCACCCTTACTAGACAAGTAATTCGATAAGAGGCATAAGGTCATGGTCCTAGATTTCCTGATGACCTCTGATGGCTGTGGTATCACAAGAGTAGAGAAGGCCTCTATGATCATCTCCAGCTTGTACTCCTCAGTGTATGGGCCATTCAAGACCATGAACAAGACATGCTTGAGGATGGAGATGCTCTCAAGTCTTTCCTGATTATCTAAGCTCTTCTCAGCTTCTAGGCTAAAACCAGGGAAGAAGTTCATTCTAACTACTTGGCTTATGGTGGTGACCCCACCTGACTTCTTCACGGGGGCACCCAGGAGCCTGACTGATCTTGATTTGGCATCAACGTGGGCTATGAAGTTCCTAAACTGCACATGGCTAAGAAAAGGACCATCCCTCAGTGTTTCAGATGGGTCTGTGCTCAGCCATGCAAATGAAGCCCTAAGTTTGTCCCACTCTTCCTTGAGGAGACGGGGTCCAAGCTTAGTCCTTTTCAGGCCAAACCACACCTCTGACACCAGATCCTCTGCCTTGCACCGCAAGTCCACTGGTTCTTGGAACAAGTCTATGCGGCTCCTGACAATGTTTCTCTCCCTAACAACAAATTTCCCTGTTAGGTGTTCAACTTCCTCAAGCAATGTGCATACTCTGTCATACTCTTGAGCCTGAGGGAAGAGCATTCGCTCCTGATTAGGGTTTAGTGAGCCCCCGTGCTTCATGGCAGAAACAGAAGACATCATTAGCAGTTTTATAAGGCTAGCCTTCTGTGCTGAGCCCCTGCCATGAATGCTTGAGCTAAAGCGAAAGCAGTGGCGTGAGAGAAGGTATACTCCTGCTGCCACCACCCGAGGCACCACATGCCCCTTACTCAGGCTGCTAGTTACACCAGGAGAATGAACCTTCTCTGCCAGTTTTAAGAGTAGTTCCTTCTTGTTGGCAGCTCTCCTGTAAAGGACTCCAGGATTCTCATCTATCTGCTCTACCCAGTCCTCAGGAAGGCCCATCCTGTTCAACAAAGCCTGATACTTCTTCCTGTCCCCCCAATACACCATAACAGAGTGGCTGAGAGTTCCTCCCGATGTGGCATCCAGAGCTCTGTAGTCCTCATCTCCCTTTGTTTTACCCTGTATCTCATTAAAATAATAAGCATACTTCCGTCCAAGGTCTGTAGTCTTGCAGGCTCTCCACAGATTGAATCTAAATCCTGCACCCCCTGCGAATGCAGGGTTGTCCATGAGGAAGAACCCTAGGGCTGGATCTGGGTCTGATATCAACATCCCCATGAAGGTTCCAAATAAGGGATGTAAGCATAGTCCTAGAAGCATGTAGTGGTGCAGGAGCTGAGCGCACTGTATGAGGTAGGTAAGAGAGAATGAGGCCCCTCCTTCCAAGCACTGCGTTAGAAGGTTGGAGTAATCTTCTTGCCTGCTTGCAAGGGCTTCTGTCTCTGAGATTTGGTGAGACGCTGCTATCCATCTCAGTGTGGGTCTAACCAAGTGCCTGTGGAAATGGAATTCAGAGTTATACTCGACACAATACACTGTGTTCACTGTTGATTTCTCTGAAGAATAAATCCCAAACAAAGGGTTCAAGAACTTGACAGAGTGGAGCAAGTTAGCAACAAAGAACCTTGATCGGACTTCATCCATGTCTGACTTGGGGCGTATGCTGATCATGATCGCTGAGTCGTCAGAGCCTTCTATGACATCCACCACCCCACTGATGCTTTCCCCCATGTAGCCCTCCTTGAGCTTCGAGACGAAATAGGACTTGTAGAAGCTCTGAACACAAGAGTGGAGGAGGCTAGATGTAAAGTGCAGTATGCCCTGCATCATTCCTGTCTCTGTCTTTATGTAAGTTCGCCCTTTGTCCATCCATGAAACTTCCCTATTACCATGGAAGGCGTCTGTCATTGCTTCCCTGAACGGATCAGATGACCTAGACTCAGATTTAGTACTGAGGTGAGCCAAAAACCTTAGGTCCACCATCATCTTTTTTCTCCGAAACATGGAAATGGCAGCCCAAATGAATCTGTGGAATTTGGCTGGCATGAACCAACAAAGAACTAGAGCTAGCTTTGTTGTGTAGTGCCCCTGATTCCACTTCTTGGCATCATTGGATGAGTTTATGTTAATAGAGCCAGGGCCAAGACTGCGGGCTGACTTCAGCCCATGGTTCTCTATGATAGAATTCTTGAGCCTAGGGTTGGCAACAGTCTCATGTGGGCTTAGCTCACAGACACACCTGGCCATGGTCTCGACCCCAAACTGCACAAGCCGGGCATTAGCATCCATAACGTAGATCTCTCTGAGGCCACCATGCTGATTCTTTTTGAAGAGACAGATTCGCATGCACCCGTCATCCAGAACTGCCTTCCATGCCTGGCCCACAGCATCAATGTACCACATAACCCCCTTCTCAATCAATGTGGCCATCTTCTCCAGCAGTTTGGACCTATGGTACTCTTTGGTCTGGACTTCTGAGTAGAGCTCCCAATCTTTGGAAAAGTTGCTTGTAGCTTTCATGGATGCAAGGTCCAGGATGTTCTTGGTCCCAATCTCTTTCAGGACACGCTCCTCAAGGTTCTGCTTCCATTGTCTTCCATGCCGCTGAGCAATTTCTCTCTCCAGAGATGAGCAAGCAGCTCTGAGGAAGCTCCGTGAGAATTCATGCTTCTTAGGGGAGTCTGTGTCTCCCCACCCTAGAAACTCAGGGCTACTGGGCTTGTCCTCTTCCATCTCCACAATCTTCTTGTACATTTCTCCGAGGGCATTTAGCTCTGTTGACTCCTCTTTGTTCTTGTAGTACCCAATGTACCAGCTGTTCACCATATTCTCAAGGTTTGTGGACCGGCCTGAGATGGCATGGAATGTTCCTCCCCACTCTACCCTCCCCTCCCTAGGGATTAAGTTGAATGGCTGAGAAGCAATTCGCACCATGCAATCCAGATGTTTCCTGAGGAGGTATACCTGTAGCTTAGTTCTCAAAGGTCCATCCAGTTTCCCTAGCATCTTTTGGGGCTTAGGCAGCATAGGGGGGGAGACAAAGCCCTCCATCTGGGTGTACCTTGTCAAGGTGATGATCTCCTCAGTCTTGGACTTGTCCTCCAGACTGACCAGGAAGGTCAGGCCCACCTGCTCTCTGAGCTCTGAACAAGGCTTTCGAACCAGCCATGGGGCCACGCCCAACTTCTCTCTCCAGAAAGCTATTGAGTTCAGCATGGTGCATGGCAGGTTGACAAGATTTGTGAGCTTGCATGTCTTTAGGCTTTTGAACTCTGTTAGCTCCCATTCCCCAGCATCAATGGTGTCAGAGAAGACCCTGCCAGTTAGCCTCCTTGTCACGTCAGCCTTGCGGATCCCCAAGCTGAAGAAGATATGGGATGATGATTTGGTCGGCTTGATAATGACATAGATAGGCCAGAACTTCAGCTTCTTGATGATGAACTCACCAGCCCTGCAGTGCTGCTTCAGGGCACTAGCTAGCTCCTGTGCTAAGCAGGAGACCCAAAGAGACCACTGGACCACATTACTGCTTAGGTTCCTCTTAAATGAGTCATTGAGGGCATGAGTAAGCTCTGTGTCTTGCATGGCAGATGCCTTTTCCAACAAGATTGACACAGCTCTTTGGACGGACTCATCTCCATACCTCGAATCAGCAAGAAGATTGTTGAATGTTAGGAAATCTCCAATGTCTTCAACATCCAAGAAAGGGCTCAATGTCTCATGGGACTCCTTCTCTTTCTTCTGGTTTGCTGCCATTCTCTTCCATTTCTTCCCCTCCACTCCTTGGAGAGAAAATTCTTGACGGGCACTTGAACTTAAGGCAGGCTTGAATCGCCTATAGGTTATCTTTGCCTCTTTGGGGGTATCTTTTTCTGGATCATCAGAGATAGCAATGTCAAGCTCTTTTGCAGGGTCACTGACTACCCCCTCCACATTGCCCAGTGAGACATCTAGAAGGCACTTTGCCCACAGCTCACCATATGCGCCATGATCCATCAAAGAACCAAAGCCTGAGTCGGTCTTGATGTCTATTGATTCACTTGATGGCTTTGGTAGCCAGGGTGGGAGTTTGACTGTCCCTCGATTCAATGATGTTTGCTTGTTGCTCCTCGCATGCAGGCCAGCTAGTAGGTCCTGAGTTTTGTCTATAGCCTCACATCTATTGATCTCTAGCCGCTCCTGAATAGTTTTCTCAGGCTTTAGGTAGTGACTGTCGCAAAGATCAGCATAGGCCTCTACCTCTTTTGCTTTGAGGGTCTTGGTGATGAAGTCAACATCAGCTGGTGTTGAGAGAAACTGTTCCAGCATCTCGATTTCAGAATTGGGGAATGTTCCCTCCACTCTTTCAATGTTAGGCTCAAACAGACTGAAGAATGATAGTGCCCTACTAATAGCCTCAAGCTCTTCTTCACTCTTCTGTAGCTCAATGTCTGCATCCATAGATCTAGCCTTAGTGTAGATCTCATTGGCTATGCAGAACCTGTACATGAGCTCCTCTGCCTCATCCTGAGTCAGGGGCATGTTGGACAGAACCCCTCCTGACGAGACTACAATTACGCCAAAGAAGACCCTCGGGTTCTCCATGATATCAACACGTCTTGAGATTGGGTCCCTATATTTTTCTATCTTTGTCCTATATGCTGCCTCCAGGCCCCCAATGTTATGGCTCCTAGTGGTTGAAAATTCAACCACCACAATGGTTCCATCCAATCTTGTGTGAATCACATCAGGGGTCATCCCATCAGAACCATCATGGGTAATGGGGAATACCTCTGAGAGGCGTCGGTCTGTTGTCTTTGACAGGCCAGAAAACGTGAAGTCATGATTGATCTTATATGCCTCTGAGAGCTGGATTGTGATCAACCCAGCGTTGATTGATGAGCCCAATTGTGATGCTGAGTCTGGCACAGCCCCTATGTCCACTGTAACACCAGTGGCATCGACAGTCACATCTAGGTCTGGAAGCCCTGGCCTATCGTAGATTTGGTCGTACAGGCCTGGTTCTCCAAGAGACAGCCCATTCTCCACGTTTATCCTACCACAAAGCACTTCCAAGTTCATCTGGGCGTCTCTGTGT